TCATTTGATGTTCCGTCGACACATATGGCTATTTCTTGTCCTTTATTCGTATTGTAACCAATGGTGCCGCGCATACCACGAATTCCGGTTATTGGAATACAACGCGTCAACATTTTATACTTTTGATTTTCAGTATTCACGAGATGTGTTCGAAGAGTCGTGTACTTTTCTTTGACCTCGGTGAGTTCCTGGGGTTCGCGTGTTCGTTGAAGAATCCATAAATTTATGAGCAACAATACAATGAATGCGATCATCTCTTATATACAAAGATAAATTTGCTATAGAATTCGGAGATTGGATTTCCCTCGAGACCCTCCCACATCTCAAGTCTGAAGCCAATCTCTTCTAGATGTGTTACCAGGAGATCCTTATAAGCTATGGGTTCAGGTCTCACACCATCCGCGTAGAATGGTGTGTCTGCTAAATTCACAAATAATTTTTCACCATAACGACCCATACACTTAGTCTTAGTTAAAAAGAAATTTCCCAAATCATCGTTATAAGGTGTTCGAAATATAATCTTTTCTGAATCTGGAATAATCCCTATGAGACGTCCACCGGGTTTCATTCTCTTCTTGATTTCCCTAATTGAACTAAAAAATGTATCCTTTGATTCAAAAATATAATGAAGTGAAAAATTATAACACACAATGTCAAACTTTCTATTCGGGCAGTTGTGTATGTCCCCCTCGTAAAAATTTACTCGCATTCTCATGTTTTTTGCGCGACTTCTGGCTTCTACGAGGGCCGATGGCTCCGGGTCACACATACTCATGTTTGCACCACACCTGTGCCACTTTTGAAGATCACCACCAAAACCACAGCCAACGTCAAGTATCTGATTTCCTTCTTGAGTGACAGACTGTATCAGGTTTCGCTTGGCATCATTGTGGGTTCGACGGATCTCTTCCATGATTTACATTAGAACAATTCTTTTAAGGTAACTTAAGTTGTATATCTTCAATTTCAACCGTAGATGAAGGAAGCCAATTGAATAAGTAATAGTATACATGACCACTTCCCTCTATAAATTTTAATTTTTCCAAATGAGAACGTTTCTGCCCCGCATCAAGTGTATTGAATACATCGTATCCTAAATTTTTTGCGATTAAAAAGGCGTCGTTGTATACATCACCAACCATGTAAAACGCATACGCTTGACGTACTTCATCTGAGTCATCAACTCGCTTGTATGGAATATCATAAAATGAAATGAATTCGTCCGTGTCATCATTAACGTATGCATTCACTGGTAGAATCCAATATCTGACCCATTCCTTATCAATGACCGGAGCCAACTTGAATTCATCAAAATACTTTTTCAGTATAGATGTAACTTTTGGAACATCTTTAGAAGTCATCTTTCTAAATCGCGACGTTCCACGTAGTTCAAAGTATTTTTCCCTCAAACGATTTGTTTGGTAAAACCCGGTTTTAACGAGTCTCTTTACATCGAGGAATCGATGCCAATATGATGATTTAGTGATTGGTGTTGGAATTTTTGTTACAGCCGTATAAACGGCATGCCATATACCATTTACATTCGCAATTCGTTTAATTTCACTAATTAGAATTGGTGCAAAACCATGAGATCTGTGGGATGGGTGTACACATAGAAAGTTGATTTGAACCATTTTCAAATTCTTGTCACACACACGTACATTTTGGGGAATACTCGAAATATACCCAATAAGTTCACCAGTCTCACACACACGAATTCCTATATTTTTATATCCCGGAAATTCTACCGCCCATTTGAGTGTTCCCAGAGAATAATGGAGATTGAAGGTCTCATCAGACACGTAATGATCTTTAAGAAGTCTGTGTGCTTCATCGAGTGATGGTTCATCCCATTCAAAACCAATGGGGAGTGTAGTGGGGTTTGTATCTAATTTTTGATCCTTTTCGATATTACACCCCATATCATATGTAACTCCAGCTTGGGGTACAGGTTGTTTATCCCAAAAGGTTCTCATTATTTAAAATAGAACTGAACCTTTTAAGTTAGCTTAAAGTTTTAGAGTCTAATATGGGTATAATACCATGTCTCTCGAACAAGATTACACCACTGTTCCCGGTCAATTATTTGCTTGCCTCTCGGTCGTTGGCCCAGAGGCACCACAAAAGAATGATCAATTTGGAATCAAGATTCGTGGGGCATTCGCAACTCGTGACGAAGCTGCGAATCACGCGAAGCGTCTTCAGAAGGAAGATGCAACATTCGACATTTATGTCGTTGACATGTACAAGTGGTTGCTGATCCCACCAGATCCGACAAAGATTGAAGACGTCCACTACACGAATGAGAAATTGGAGGAAATCATGAGTGGATACAAGGAGAATCAAGCACAAGCCGCGCGCATGTTCCAAGAAAGAAAGACCACCATGATGGCAGCCAAGGACTACATCTCCCCCGGTGACGAAAACTCCAAGTTTTACACCAAACCAGATGAGCCACCAATTCCCCACCCAGCGGAGGTTTTGGAACGTCTTCAAAAGGAAAAGCCTGACAGTCCAATGGAAGATCTCGTCAAGGAAGCTGACGCTCTCGTGGCGGCGGAGATTGAGGGACGTCACAAGTTGCGCGAATCGGAGATTGAGGCTGAGTCGTCGACCGAGGCTAAGATCGAAGAGTCAAAGGAGGAGGGCGAGCCAGAAGTTTCATCCGCGTAAATAAAAAATATAATATAATATAATTCTAAAACAAAATGTTTAAGATAATCATAACAGTGATATTAACTTCAGCGTTCTTTATTTTGTTTTTTACTTCCCAAACAAAAAACAAAAAAAGGGAAAAGGAGAAGAGACCTGTCGAAAAACCCAGTACAACAAAGGGATTTATCGAAGATACATATCGTGGTCCTATCACGGATCGCTTTATACCACCTAAATATGGAGATATTGGAACATTTGTTGGTAATACAAGTCTTCCAAACTTTGGATTTCCATACGCCTAAATAAAAAGTCATCTGATTTTGGGATTCTTAACTATATCTGAGTATCACGGGTTGCATAGTTTTACCCATGAAAAAACCAAGTAGAAACACTGCGAATGCGATGATCCATGTAGATTTATCAACACTTGATAATATATCGAACTTTTCTTGATGAGCCATTTGATCTGGATACATCATTTGTTGTTGTTGAGGTTCATAATAATATTGTGGTTCGACTTGTTGTGGTTGCTGTAAGTCGTGATCCTCACTCTTATCGTCTTTTAAATTGTCGATTGTTGGATCATATTCAATTGGATTTCCAATATCGGTTTCCATTTTAAATATAGAAAGTGATTTTTTTAAGTCTATTCTTCCTCACTTTCTTCATCCTCATCGTCGACCACAAAACCATCCAAATCCCCACCATCGTCGTCGTCATCGTCATCGTCGTCGTCGGAATAGAGTTCCTCATCCGTATCCAAATCTGAATCAAAATCCGTATCATGCTCATCTTCTGCATAATCATCCTCAAATTTGGTTTCTTCGGGTTTATACAACGCTGGTTTCTTTATCTGACGCCCAGATTTTGTTCGTGTTTCTACCATTTTTATATAAATAAAGACTTCTGTTTAAGTATCTTTTCGTGAATTTCATCTCTAACGTCGAGGTCGGCGTATAGGGCGAGTTCTTCGATGTAATCCAAGTCTTTCGTTGATAAGTATTGTTTATACAGTTCTGGTTGAATACCTGAATATTCATAAAATGCGTCTGGTTCTGGAAGTTTAATTACATTTTCAACGTCACCAACTAAAGATGCTATAAGGTAAATAGAGGCTCCAACCAGAATGAGTGCCATTCTTCTAATGTTCTGGTTTATTTTTTTTGAGCTGGATACAGAATGGAAATAACACTTGAACTTAGTTTGTGAACTCTAGAATTTTGTTTCGTACACACGGGACACTTTTGTGATATAGTTTTATTCTTAATTACGTAGGACATTGTCTGTTCCCCGTGTACACCTCTGAAGGTTTCACAATAGTTTGATGTTGTGAGAGCGACGAACTCGTTTTTTTGTTTGGAAATAGTCACGACACGGATATCCTCTGGACATTTCATACACCTTCGCATGTAAGATTCTAAATGTGGTTTTACATCCGATTGTTTGACTTTAGGCTTTTCTTCAAACTTTTTAATTTCTGGACACTTCTTGATGTCCTCCTTTTTGGGATACAATCGTTCAATTACTTTAGGGGGGAGTATGTGTTTTCTTCCATAAAAATCTTTACAAAAGCCATCCCTTCGACCGCGAATCGTCTCACACCTACAAAAGCACTTTTGAGCAATGACACGTCCACTTATATGAAACCACACATGATTGGAATTGTGGGATCTTTTGAGGTTTTCACAATATTTAGAATTCGTAGCGACTAAATACGTGTCCTTGTGTTTGAAGAGACTCTTAATGATTGACCCATTCTGTCCTTCCATATTTTTCTGAACAAAGTCTTCGATGAGTCCTCTGACTTCATCGTCGTGGAGTTCATCTTTTGTCTGCGCATCCGTAAACGAACCCTCCTTGATCACAGATGAGGGTGGTTCTATAGTTATGTGCTGTGGTTCATTCGTTCGAATTGAAGACATTTTGAGATATTCGATATTTGGTTGTTGGTCAACTCTCGTAAGTTTACTCAATGGTCCATGATTATATAGAAATACGGGAAGATATGCCACTTGTATAATTTTACCAGAGTCACCACACTCGGGACACCCCTGACCACCACATGACATATGTTTTGCCATCTTGTGAGACCAAGGCATGCGAAAACCACTTCCCCTCGTCTTTCTATGTGTACAGCCATACACAGATGAATCTATAATTTCATTCCAATCTGTACCACCTTTTGCCTTGGACAGCGCCACGAGAATGTGTTCTCTCAGAGCAACAGCAGACGATTGATTCAACACAAAACCCGGCCAATTGAGGTGTACTCCAGTTTTTGTGTACTCACCCACCTTTTTAGTTGGTGACACAGATATCAAACAATCCTTGCCACCGTGACGCTTTACTTTATCACAAATGATTTTACAAATGTCCTGAATCTCCTCAATCGTGAGAGGGCGCGTATCTTTGTAATCAATGTCTACAAAGAAGTTGTAGTTATCACTCTTTTGTTCGACAAC